CCGGTAGTATAATTTACGGTGCCAATATTATCTTGTAATATAACTTTAATACCATTATTGTAATAATATGATCGAATCGGTACAGCATTACCAGATAACACTACCGTACAAGTAGCCCCTGATCCACCGCCACCAGAAATCACGGCAATAGCCTGAGTGTATCTAGAACCGGCTTTAGTTACGGTAATTCCAGTAACTGCTCCATTGGTAACTTCCACAACCGCTGTAGCCCCAGACCCATCACCAAATATTTCAACGGTTGGGATACTAGTGTATCCACTACCAGGAGTGATAATTTGGAAGGATTCAACATGGTTTAGTGATTCAGGAGTTTCTTCTAATTTACAATTTGGTATTATTTGTGCAGTTTCTGGTACAATATAATCAAAGTAATTGCTACTCAATGACCCACGTTCGATGCCATATCCAAATTCTAACTGGAATGAATTAGAGGTATTAAATATAGGAGTAAACTTTTTCTGTAAAATCGTATCAATTTCAAGGGTTATAATAGCTGGGTCTGCTCCTTTAATTGCTACAATAAAGTCTGGTAATACAAACATAGAATTAAATGTATTTAAATGCTCATTACCATATTCAATGACTTTAGTTTTGATAATACCCTTCAACTGTGCTGCATCATAGACAGAAATATTCTTATTGAACAAGGCAGTAATATTAAATTTCAAATACGTGTAATCTGGGTCCACTATTACAGGAATAGTAGTAATAATACTAATAGGCTTAATAACCTCATTCAGTAATCTATATTTCTGTGATTGAGTAATAGAGTATCCACTTTGCGGTTTAATACAAATAAACATTTTACCATATTCAGGATGTTCCAATTCCTCTCCACCCCAAACATTAACGGCTTCGATAGGAATAATTGAATTATTGTTCTGTAATAAACTCACATAATCCGACTTAGTTACGGCTCTATTCTGAGAGGCATATGCTTTATTTGCAGAATATTTTATAGAGGAAATAGTTTCCTTTTCTTGACCGCCAATAGAATTTTCAGTTACGGTGATGGTAGACGATGTATAGGTTCCAATATCATCCATCAAGGTAAATGACGATATACCATTAGACGCTGAACCTTTAGTGATAAGATACTCAATAACCACGACATTACCATCATATAATTTAGCTCCGAGTATACCATCACCAAAATATACCTCATAGGAGCCGTCTAACGCTTCCTGTAAGAAGTAAACGTTTGTATTGGGGTCAAGGGTTAGGTAGTTTCTAATAGGCTCAAAAACGCTGTACGTTGTAGATACGGCATTTGGGAACACGCTCACTACAAGAGTTGAAGTATCGACCGTTGCGTCTGGTAACTTGAACACGAATTTAGGGTTAGTCAACGCATTTACGGTGTATGAATACTTGATAGGTTGCCCTTGGTATAACTCTAACCCAGTAAATGTTGCTACACCTCCAGAAACATTTACGGTAGTTTCAGTCAAAGTCACATATGGATAGTTTACTCCATCTACAGCTTGTGAGTAAAATTTAGTGTATTTTGGAATTGTTAGTGTTGGATCAGTACATCCAGTGAAAGTGATATTAACCAATGCCCTGGGTGCAACATATGATCTTGGAGTATAGTTTAGCAATTTTGAATGGGAAACTACAGAGCTACGTTTTGTTGCTGTATCTAGGAACATCTCATTTGCAACCATATTCAAGTAATATGCGTTGTAATGGGTGTTATATGCCAGGATGTCTAAGACTGTAGAAATAACAGAACCTTCGAAATTATAATCCGAAAACGCATCTTGGTTACGTAGATAATCTTTGAATGATGCTTTAATTAGATCAAAATCTAATTCCGCAATATTTATAGTTGTATTGGCTCCTGCCATGTCGTCCCCTAAATTATAATATGGTTTCTTCTATTTATCAGCGAAGTCTAGATAAAATAAAATCCGCAGTAAATGGTTGTGTTAGGTTATCGATGTAAAACTCAATAGTAACTTGATATGAATTATAAGAGGGTATTTCCTCCACATCAATTTTAACTATATCTACCCTGGGTTCAAAGTTACGGATCGCATACTCAATCTCTTTACGCAATGCCGCCGCAATCATAGGAGATAATGGTTCAAATAACATCTTCCTGATATTAGAACCGTATTCAGGTTGAAATGGCTTTTCGTATCTATTCGTTAAGAGCAAATTCTTCAATGCCTTTACTACCGCTAATTCCCCAGTATTGGTTATAATATCCTTCTTTACTGGGTGAATATTAAAGGTTAAGTCTAAATCTTTATAACCGCTATAATCTTGTATCGCCATATTAGTTTAATTTAATTTTACTTGCTTTAATTACCGTGTCACCCGAACTTGCGTGATTCACGCTCCCAGATACTGTAGTATTCCAGTCTCCCTTAACCGTCACATCCAAATTACCTTTTACTTCCTGTGTCATATCACCATCTACTGTAAGATCACAATTTTTCTTGACATAAATGTTGGCATTACCTTGAACAGTAATTTGACAATCTCCCATGATGTACACATGGTCGTCTTTCATGACAATGGTATACTTATCCTTCACCACTTTATCAACTTTAGAGCCGTCTGGGTGCGTTTCGGTGAATGACCCTGACCTGTGGTATAGGTGAACCCGTTCCGCGCCTGGAGTGTCATCTAGTTCGAAATAGTGTCCAGATTCTGTACTGGTTGCCTGATTGTATGGATACTTAGCGGCATACTTTGTTTCAGGTTCGCTCCATGATTCCGTTCCATCTGGGCCATTAACCTTAACTACAGAGTCAGTTTTACTTTTAACTATGGTTTGATCTATATTCTCATTTCGAGAAAGGCGACTAGTCGTTGGCTCATTGATTCTATAAGGATACCGTAAAGCAGAATCATATTCCTCAACAGTTGCCCCAGTTCCATCAGAATTGTAGGTGACACTCTTAACCTGTTTTGGGCTAGACTGTAATTGATCAGAGGTTCTCTGATCATTAAACCCAGTTTCACCATTCGGTTCCTCATCTGGTATACCATGAAACATACCCAGGATGATTGGATGCTGTGCTCCAGGGCCATCCATAAAGAACCCCATGACCATATCCCCTTCTTTAAGAGTCGATGGTGTAGAGAATGTATTGTTAGTTGGAAATAGAGGTTGCGCCCAAGGTAACGTTTCTTTATTTACAGAGGTATTGTGTTCTGAATGTAACCCCTGGATTCTAACTTTACATCTACCACAGTTTAAAGGGTCATTTCTATCTTCAACGACCCCTACCCACCAGACAAACCCATCATACCCTATAAAATTATTACGTTTTTTATTGGAACTCATTTTACACCTTTCCATGCCGGAGAAGTATTATCAAACTCTGCATACTGGTTGTTGACTGCATCTTTACAAATTTCCAACACGGTTACGAATTTCCCGTATCTGTCATAAATATGTCTAACTGCTGTAACCAAGTATTTACCTGAATAAAATTTATCTAACTCTTTAGTTTTACTGGTATTGTTGTAAACGGTTTCTGGTAGATTAAATTCAATTAACTTACCAACTGTCAAATGAAAATCTCCTGGGATCATCAATTTCATCCTATTAGCGGTGAATATCATTATCTGGGCGGTTCTATTAGATAAAGTTTCCTCTATTCTATTTTCATGGACAGTTACTTGTTTATCCTTGATGTACACGCTTTCGCTCTGACCAGTATTAGAAACTACGAATTTTACTGATCCCGGGATTTCATTCAGTTTATCCCCAAACCTATTAGTTCCGGAGGTAGGTAACGAATACTCCCCTAATGATGGAGCGTCTTTACTGTAACTTGCATAATCAAATTTGGTTCTACCAAACTTCAATCGTAATGGGTCTACAGTAATAGTTTCATTTGCATACATTCCTTTCTTAATTGCTGTTAGGCTATCAAAATTTCTGATATGTTCATATTTCATGACATTAACAATATCTTTACCTATATCAGAGTATCCACCATCAAGCTTGATATTCTTCTCATCATAACGATATGTTCTATAAACATCCTGCCTGAATAGATTTAGAATTGATTTAAAATGGAACTCATCTTTATTCTCATAGAAAAAGAATGGAGCACCTACACTTTTTTCTCCACTAGAAAGTGCCATCGTACATAACCAATTCAATGCCTGGAATGGTTTTATATTAGGTATAACAATATCTCTTAACCCAATGGTGGCATCAACGAATAACTTATTCTTGGGTATACCCAATGTATTAAGACATATATCAGTGACAATATCTGAGATTAATACCTTTTTATAAGATTTAGATACCAAATATTGCTCATTTAACAACCATTCCTCTGAATGAAAATTTAATCGATAGTTTTCATTTGTGCCATGAACTCGGTTTCTATAGGATACATTTGAGATACGAAAGGTGTGTTGGATAGGGTTATCGAATCCAGGTTTATCTAATTCCATGATAAGAAAATCGTATCCCTGAAAATGGAGGTTACTCAAAAACCCCATAGAATCAGAAATTAGGATATTACCAGTAATGGCGTTGTTAAATAAATCTTCAAAATAATTAAATTCAACTACTATATCTTTCAGTTCAAATGACTGGATAGTTGCAGTTACTATCTTACAAGATTTTATATTTATATCAAATGGATTTAATAACCCGTTTTTATTCATAAGTCACTCTCAATAAATATTTCAATTCAGTTTCAACTTGATTTACATAATCTTTTCTAAGTAATTTAATTTCCCGTTTCTGTTCATTTAAATCAGACTCATAATCATAGATTGTTATTGCTTGGGTAGTTTGAGTGTAGGTAATATCTCCTACCTGAGTAGTCATATCTGCATAGTTAAACGATGCATCTGCATATTGCCCAAGATAAGCTTTCTCATCAATATAAAATTCTTCGGTAGTTGATACTCCGGTATTATTATCTGTTGTGGTGATGATAGCTTTATATCCAATAGGGTCTGTATTCACCGTCAACTTTGCATATTCAGACCCAGTTCTACTGATGACTGCTCCCTCTGTTGCATATTTCTTATCCAAGTATTTCTCGAATTCATTAGCTGAGATAGGGAAATCGAAGAATGGATCGGTAATATTATTGAACAATAAAACCAACCAATGTTTTTCTGGATCTCCATAATATTTAGAGGCAACGATTTCTGGAGTATCCCCCTCCTGCAAGTGGTATGGGTAATAGACAGACAATCTATCAGAATACTTTTCGGTTACAGTAATTCGGGTTAAAATATCGGTAATGATTTTCTTATTATAGAAAACCTTTGGGAATTTAGTAAAATAACTAGCCATTAATATCCCTCTTCCACCTTTTCTTTGGTGATAATATCAACTTCCATGAATCTCAATGTCAATCGAGTTTGAACTGGCATACCATCTGTATAAGTTGTCCATCCAGATGGAGAATAATCCACGATAACACTTTCCAGAACACAAGAGGGTAGAATTTTATGGATATTCTGGTTAGGAGCAGAATTGAAATACAATTCAATATCAAACATGGATGGAGAAATAAAGAATCGACCAATACCACTTTCATCCAATGATGGAGCAGAATGGTATCTAAAACACTTCACAATATCACGAATCGATTGTGCTTCATCCTCATTATATGGAGTCAAGAAAAAGTCAAATTGAAAAGTTCTAAACCCAACCCCTTTGAATACCACCTCTAATTGTGGATTAGATGCATACCCCATTTTTGATAGAACTAATGCATCCCTTTCATCATTTTGATGTTTGGTTCCTCCACGGTTTAACATATTGCTTATTTTTGATGGGATGTATGCAGAATATGGACTAATAGTAGACAAAGGGGTATCCCCATTAACAGTATTCCTCCCACGCTCGTACAATTCTGCTGTATTACTCAATGTAGAGAACAATTCCGTCACACTAACATCAGAATACTTTAAATTCTGGTTCACGTTAACTGTATCTGGCATATAGAGATACACATAAGCCTTTGGGATTTTATTTGGAGGCTCCAGAACACTATTATAAGCATCTTTCAGGGCAGTACCAGAAAAAAATTGACCAATACTGGAGAGTTTATCTGCGTAATTCACCACAGATCCAGCTTGAGTAGAAATATTAGCTTTCTGTGGCTCAGATATAGTAAAAAATATAGAGTGTAACCGTTTCGCAGAGGTATTTAAATCTCTGGGAAAAGAATACATTGGAATTTCATTTTGATTCTTTGTGATGTCGCGTAACGGTTCTTTTGCCATATTGAGTTAACTTATTGTTAATAAATAGTATTATTATTTATAATGAAAAATAAATTTCAAACATGGCAAACAAACGATACCCCAAACCCAGAAGGTGGATACCAAAGCACCCAGAAAAATATGCAGGAGACCCTACGAATATCGTAGCAAGGTCATCGTGGGAACTTAAAGCATTTAAATGGATGGATGACAACCCAGGAGTAGTTTCATGGAGTTCGGAGGAGATTAAAATTCCATATTTGTCTCCTGTAGATGGAAAATACCACACATATTATCCTGATATATTGGCTAGGATGAAAACCAGTGATGGTAGGACTACAACTTATCTGATAGAAATTAAACCCCACTATCAGACGCAAGAACCCCAACCTAAGAAACGTATAACCAAGCAATATATCAATGAAGTCTGTACATGGGGAGTTAACCAAGAAAAATGGAAAGCCGCTAAATCTTATTGCTTGGATCGTAGATGGAAATTTCTTTTGCTTACGGAGAATGATGTTAATTTCTAATGGATAATTATAACTGGCGCAAAGAGTCATTAACTGAATCAGTCAAATGGTTCAAGAAAAATTTACGTAAACTAGCCTACAAAACTGCTTTATCTAGTAAGTTTGAGTCTGGAAATTTATACCTCTATAAATATGACCCAAAACTTAAGGATGTATTACCATATTATGATACCTTTCCTATTGTGCTAGTATTACGATTAAACTCAAAGGGGTTTATTGGATTAAATTTACATTATCTACCACCTAAAATAAGAATGAATTTTCTTAAAAAGTTAAAATCATTCAAGAATAACACCGGAGAATTCTTACTTAACTATGAACAGTTAAGAGATTTTCCAATATTCAGTGAATATAAACCCTGTATAAAACAATATCTATATTCACATATCAGATCAACCATTAAACCAATCCCACCAGAGGAATGGGAATTTGTTGCCTCATTGTCCTTAGAACATTTTATCAAAATGTCAAAAGAAGAGGTATGGCAGGAATCACTAGAAAAAATAAAGGAAGATTAAAATGTCTGTATTAGATATATTATCAGATGCGGTTCGTGGTTCTGGACCAGAAACATCAGATACAAAATATGAAAATGCATTAGCCCACTTATTAGCCTTTGATGTGAGTAGAACATCTTATTTTGATGTGTATATTGGCAGTAAGATAATATCAAATTCCTCTCAAAAAAAGGATTACTTAGACACAAGGTTCGTTTGTCACTCAGCAGAACTACCTGGAGAATCTCTTGGTTTTGTCCAGCAGAAAATTTATGGTGTTGTTGAAAAGTTTCCAACAATGGCAAGCTATAATGACATTAACCTAGGATTTTACACACACGGATCAGGTATAGAATTAACTAGAAATTATTTCTTAGGGTGGATGACTGATATAACTGGGAGATATGAACAAAAATTAAGCCCCTCTGGGTCTCCCGCTGGACCAACCACCTACAATTTGAAATATAAAGACCAATATGTGAGGGATATTTATATCGCCCAATATGCCAGTACAGGAGAACCTCTTATACGAGTTAAGTTGATTGATGCATTTCCAATAGCAATTAATCAGAATTCATTATCATGGACTGATCAAAATTCAGCTATGTCATTGTCTGTAACATTCGCGTACACTGAGTATGAATATATGTTCAGTCAGGTAGAGAATAATGGTGACTATAGTAGAGGTGGGCTAGACCCATTTATTACAGCAGGCATCAAAGGGGTTGCGGCAATAAATACTATCAAGGGCGCAATTGAGAGCAATAACCCACAAGCAATAGCCTCGATATTACCAAACATAGGTTTATCTGGGTTTACGGTATCATCTATAACAGGAAAAATAGGACTATAACATTTTATGCATTTACCAAAACATGATTACCCAGTTCATAACATTATCTTACCGATTTCTGGAGCAGTAATTAAATTCAGACCTTACGTTGTCAAGGAACGTAAGCTATTGACTATGGCAGTTGAATCAGAAGATAATGTCGAATTGATCGATACCATGAAACAGATTATCAACAACTGTGTCATTTCCTCCAGTGTTGATTTAGATACATTACCTATAGTCGATTCAGAGTATCTATTCTACAACCTCAGAGCTAGATCAGAATCAGAGATAATAGAACTGAAATATAAATGTGAGAATCCGGTAAATGGTAAGGCATGTGGCAATATCTTATACCATGATTTAAATTTGTTAACTGATTTAGAGGTGACAAAGGGAGTAGAGCCAACCATCACATTTTCCGATGAAGAGGGGATAAAGTTATCATATGAGAAATTAGAATCTCCTACGACAGAAGAATTACCAGAGATAGATAAATTATTCTTGGATATTGCAAAAAACGTAGAGTACATCTATGATAAGGATAATGTTTATTATACCAAGGATATGCCAATCAAGAATGTTGTAGAATATCTTGAACAATTAACCCCAACACAATTCTATAAGATTGAGCAATTTTTTAAAAATCAACCACAAATCATCAAGAAAGTTGATATTAATTGTACAAAATGTGGAATGAACCATGAAATTGTCGTGGAGGACATATTCGATTTTTTTACCTAATGCTCGGTAATGTAACTCTGGCAAGCTATTACAAGATGAATTTTGCGTTAAAAACTCATCATGGATATAGTTTATCAGAGCTTGATGGTATGATCCCCTGGGAACGTGAGATTTATATTGGGTTGTTGATTCAACATTTACGCGAAGAAAAAGAAAAGCAGAACCAAAACAAAGGTTAAAATAAATGAGCAATAAACTAACAATAGAAAACCCATCAAGTCAATTCACCGAGCAAGATATTAAAGAGATGGAGAAATTACATAATCAGCAGGAGGATGATTCATTCTTCTCTGCGGAAAATGTAAAACAATTATCCAAAGATTTCATATTCGACCCAGAAGACCCAGTAGACGTAGCCTTAACAGCGGCAGCTATGTCGCCTATTGCGGCAGGAGCAGCACCGTTTAAAGTAGGATACAAATTCCAAAAGGGAGTTAGAAGTCTATTTAAAATTGGTGAAAAATGGTTCAAGAAAAATACCAAGGGGGAAATCAAGGAAGAAGCTAATCCATTCACGGGTAAACAGCCAAAAGTAAAGCCTCCTGCTCCAAAGGCGAAACAAAAGAATGTATTTGGTAATAGAAAAGCCAGAAAAGAAAGAGCCAAACAAAACCGTGAAGCACAAGAACAATTAGCTAGACAAGAAGTAGATCGTACTGCTACGACAGAACTGCTAGCAGAGGAAGAATTAGCAGCAGCGGAGGCAGAAGGAGTAGCGGCTGGAGCAGCTAAAAATGGGCTAGGTAAACGGATTGGTGATACAGGTAAAGCATTCTCTGGTAATTTAGCAAAAAACTTTGGTAAATTGGCCTTATTGTCTTCACTTTTTGGTGGAGGAGATAAAACTCCAGTGGTGGCTAATGCAGATAAACCGGAACAATCACAAGCTCCAGTTGGCAATTTGTCACCAGTAAGATCATCTATCGAATCAAATAATGATGTTGGGGATGGATACTTCAACCCCGCAATTGCACATGAAAAAAGAGACGGAGAAGAAGGGGCTTGTTGTGCCAGAGATATATTAGAAAAAATATATGAATCTGTAAAAAATATTGATGAGACAACTAGATCAATTTCTAGAGATACTGGAAGAATGGTAGAGCGCTTTACATCAGATGATATATCAGGAGACCTTGATAGGGCGAATCGTTTATCTAGAATTTATGAAGGGGGTAGCTCAGATTCATATGCTCCATCACAATTGATTTCAGAGTACACAGACGAGGAAAAATCTGGGAAGTTTAATCTAGCAAATGGGATAGCAGCACTACCTGCTGCGGCTGGATTCTTAGGTCTTTTAGGCGGAGAATCAGAAGCGGCTCCTACCCAACAACAAGGAGAAGAAAAAAGTACATGGAGTAAAGTTAAAGATTGGTTCACTTCTCCAATGTCAGTATTCACTCCAAAGGGAAAGCTTAATCAAAAAGATGACATGATGGTTAAAGTCTACAATTCATTCTTAAAAGCAGGGTTCAGTGAAAATCAAGCGAAAGCCTTGACGGCAGAAGTGGGTAGAGAAAACAGTTTCAATGCAAAAACTATCTTCGGGAACCATAAAGACGCCGCCAATGGTAAATCAAACATGGGGTTCTTTAGTTGGCAAGGTGATAGGAAAAAAGCTTTGTATGCTGAATTATCGGAGAAAGGGTTAATAGATAAAAATGGAGGCATGGTTCAAGGTCAAGATTCTCTAAACACAATGGCAGAATTTTCAAAACAAGAATTATTGAGCGGAAAATATAACGTTGGTAGCTTCATGGAGAATGAAAATATAGACCCAGAAGTTGCAGCTAAGTTACTAGGTCAAGGATATATCAAATGGGCATATGGACAGGATACACTGAAATCTGGAGCACATTTTGATTGGAGATCACATGATGAACGAAGAAGAGGGCATTTAAACAACCTAAACAAAATTGTATCTAAAGGTTCAGTATTCTCTGTTATGCGTGATGATCCAGATTTAACTCCTATTGATAAATCTATGCAAGGGGTTAAAGATATGCCACCTATACCGGCTCCAGGCGTTGAGAGACCTAACCCTAATACTACCCAAGCACCAATCATCATCGCGGCTCCAGCGGCTCCACAGGCAGCTAAAAGTGATACTGGAAATAAAAGCCCACACTATCAACCATTACAAATACCTAATGTAAGAAACTTTGATGATCCTATACAACTACAAACTACAATGGATAATATGTGGATGTGGTAAAATAAAAAAGGGAGCATTGCGCTCCCTTTCCTTTATGAGTTATTTACTCGTCAACTAGACTTGCAAAGTAGCTCATTTCATCGTCATCCATGTCAAATGGCAGATCTTCCTTTGGTTCGGACTTAGCTGAACTTACCGTTTGCGGTGCTTTGGTTTCGGTATTACCAAATGCACTGGTGGTATACTCTTCTGCGGTTTTGTTCTTAGGAGTAGCAGTTAAACCCAATACTCTCTTTAAACGTGTATCCAATTCAGCATACGATTTGAAGTTCTTTGGATTTAGAATTTCCAACAAGGAATATTCTTGTTTCCAAATCTTTTCCAATTTAGCATCATCTTCAAACAATGGAGCAGGTGACTCAAATTCAGAAGACTCATAGCTTGGATAACCATCCACCTTTTTAACCTTCAATTTGAAGTTTGCACCATTCCACAAATCAAATGGATCAAATGCTTGTTCATCTTCGAATTGAGGATTCATTGCACCGGTAATTTTTTCAAATATCTTCTTTCCAAAAATATATTTGAAACATCTACCTTCATTCTCTGGATTCTTTGAATCCTTTACAACGTAGATATTAGCTACATAATGTAATCTACGTTTTTGCTTCCTTGCAATTTCCTTATTCGATTCCAGACCAGTTGACCATAATTCCGAATTATACGCACTAACTGGATCTTCTTGACCTAAAGTAGTTAGAGATTTCTCAATATACCAACCACCAGGACCTTGGAACCCATGATCAAAGTATTTAACCCAAGGTAACCCATCAGCTTCAATATCTTGTGGAGGAGTAGGTAGGAATCTTATGATCGCAAATCCATTTCCACTTTTATCAACGCTCAACTTCCAATATTCATTAGAGTCATCATTTCGATCACCACCACCAGCGGACATAGCTTCAACTGCTTTGGTTAGTTTTTCTAGGTTAGATGATTTCTTTAATTTACTAAAATCCATATTATTTACACCTTATTAACAATTTATTTACAATTTTATCTACAATAGTTTACACTCATTTTCGACAGTTTTATTTATCACATTATTTTAATTCTATGCGACCAAAGAATTTAACGAATTATCTTTATATATTCCTTAAAGATAGAACGAAAATCAGAGTCATCATAATTTAAAAATGGTCTGTATTTTAAGAGTTTAGCCCTAAAAATAGGCCAAATTATATCATCACTTATTTTTGTATCCCATTTAGTTACGATCCCTGTAAAATTATTTAGAATCACTAAAGTTTCCAGATTTATTTCCTTACTGATAGTATATAGCAGCAATTCTGGATACTCCCCTGATTTACTTTTGAGAATATCACCATTTTTATAATGAATGTCATCAAAAATGAAATCTAAATCTTTTTGGAAAATGTATTTCAATGACTGCTTTCTACGGAGAAAGTCAATATAATTTTCGTGAGATTCTTGATTACCCAAATCTTGAACCCAAACATTAGGATTTTCTAAAAAGTTAGCAATGAAGAAATCCGTTATTGTAGATTCGTTCTCATACTTCTTTGCTAACTTTTCATAGACAAATTTATGTGAATTACCAGTGAATTGAGCCACTGTGTATTTAATTTTACCGTGATACTGAAAAAAATCATAATCAGAGGTAAAATGAAGTTTCAATGCCCTGTAGAGGCAACATGTTGTATAAGCAGTAATCATCGGAACATTATATCACAACTTTGTTAAATTGTCAAGCGTTGTGTTGTTGACGTAATCAATCTCAAACTAAGAGCTTCTTGTTCAATCTCAGCTTTTAATGATGGTGAGATTAAATCTACAATTGTATCAACTTCAATTGCATGTTCTTCACAATAGGATACAATACTGTCTAAGTAATCAAGATTACCCCTTTTCACTCGTTCAAAGATAATACTTGAAAACCTTTGAATCTCATCATAATTATCACACATTTATTACCTCGTCAATTTTGAGCTAACGCTAATTGGGTAGAAGCACGTTTAATGTCACGCAGTTCTGCCATCACTTTATCTGGGTATTTGGATCTTCGATTACCCAAACTCCCATTATAACGCAACAAAGTTCTTCTTAAATTTCCATCACTGGCATCTTTATACTCAGCTAGAATATTACACCCAAGAAGGATGTTCTTACTAGGGTTATATAATGATCTAACTCCACCAATACTTTTAACCTTCTCTTTATGGGAAGAAGCAAGCACTTGCATCAAGCCCCTGGCTCCATGCGAACTTACCGCTTTCTCTTTAAAAGATGATTCAACACCAATAACTGCTAAAACTAATTCTGGACTAATACCAGTATTAGTACCATGTTTAATAGCTTCATTAACTATAAATTTTGCCTTAGCTTCCGGGACTTTATATTCATCCACAATGTAGTAGACAATTGCCTTGGCTTTCATGGCATTAATTGGTTTATGAACAGCAGAGATATTATGTTGTGGATACAATCGTATTGATTCTTTGTTTTTTTCTTTTGCGAAACTTACTGTTGGCACTGACACCAGGACTGCAAGAATTATCGCTTTCTGGATACAAGAATGCATCGGTCTTTCTCCTTTCAGGCGTTTCCGTCTAATTGTTGAAATTAGGACTTTTTCTGGGATTTTAGAAAAGCTTCTAATCTGTTTAAGTTGGTATCCGCATTACCATTAAGCTATGCGAATAGTAATAGTATACTTGATAAAATGATTTTTGTCAAGCACTTTTTGAACATACATGGTATAAACTTCAAAAAAGTATTTATGCTTTCTTTTTCTTTATATCTTCAACGATAAATTGAATGTTTGCTTCAATCCTATCTAATAAGATATGTGTCTCTTTAATCATTTCTTCTTTAGGCATTTCCCTTCCTTTAACATTCTCACTAAATTCTTTAGTATCTTTCAATTAATTTTCGTCATACCATAGTCTATACCATCCATGATAATGTGGATACAAATGTTCCACATTAGATTCAATATACTCTGCAAATAAATCCCCAAATACACAACAAACTGATGGATCCACATTATACAAGATCAACTGATGATCTTGATGAATATAATGGATATCATTATCGCATTTACTTCTAACCCACCCAGGGTGTAATACATACTTAATCATAATTTCCCAACACCATCTTCATTTAGACCTAAGCGTACCTGTGAATGTATAATGCGCTCCAATAACTCAGAATAATTTTTTGGTTCAACTATTTTTGGTTGTGACTTTTCTAATTCACCCATTCTATTATAGATGGATGCAGCTAATACATCAGTATCATTACTACACCAACATCTCGACCAAGGTCTACCTCCACACATGCTGCTATCTAGATCATCATAAGCTAAATATCCCCATTCACCATACCAGTGATTAAAGCATTCATACTTATTACCACAAGAAACTTCACATTCTCTTAAGGAAAAATAGGATTCAATGAAGTCCTTTGTATCTTCAATTAACTCGCGTTCCATAATATTGTTCCTATATGTAAATAATATAAACTACATTTTAATTATATCACACAATTTAAACAGTGTCAATAGCATATATAAGTTTATTCACAACTTAAAGGGTATTAACAATGGTCAAATTAGATAAAAAATATGTAGTTTATATTATTCACTATAACGGCACTGCATTAGAACCGAAAAATGGAAATTCAAATATAATTCAAACAAATTATATAGGTTCAACAACTATAGACAAAATTTCAAAAGGTTATATGGGATCAGTTTCTTCTAAAAAATATAAAAAAGTATGGAAACATGAACTAAAATATAATATAGATGCCTTTAAAATAGACATAATTAGATACCATTACACAAAATCTGAAGCTATGTATAAAGAATTACATCTACATAAAATTTTTAATGTGGTAAAAAATCCATTATTCGTTAATATGTCATACGCAACAGTAAATGGGTATTTTGGTAGGGACCAAAATGGGAAAAATAATGCAAGATTTGGTAAAAATAATTCCAACGAACACAATGAGAAAATTTCAAATTCGCTAAAAGATCAAAAGAGAACATTAGAACAACGCAATAATATTTCAGCGTCCCTAAAAAAGAAACCTAAATCCACAGCACATAAAATAAGTATAGGAAAAGCAAAAAAGGATAAACCACAATCAATAGAACATATTAAAAAACGGGTTAATGCTATAACAGGAAAAATTAGAACCCAATCACAAAAGGATAATATATCAAAAGGTAAATTATGGAAACCTCAACCATTAACCGCCATTAACAACACAAAAACCAAAAGTGCGGATTGGCATATTACAGACCCAGATGGCAATTTATTATCAATAACAAACTTAAAACAGTTTTGTTCAGATAATGGACTGAACTATAAATCAGCGGTTTCATATTCTAAAAAGGGAATAGCAACAAGCTCAGGAATTAATGCTGGATGGATTTTCGAGAAAAAATCTATTTCGCAGTAATATCAATTCCCTAATATATTCTGGTGTAATCTTTTTCACAAATAATAATGGAGGGGAATCTTCTACTGCCATTATAGTAACAAGTTGTTTTATTGAAATAGATGATAATTCATAATACGCTATAGAATAAAAAGTCTCTTGCAACAAATATGAATAAATTTGCTCCTCTGTTTTTTGTTTACGTGAAGTCTTGAAGTCTATTATAGACAAAACTCCATCGAACTCCGCAACGCAATCTACCGTACCGGCCAATTTTAATCTTTCACTGAAAAGACACCCCTCTAAATGATGTATATTATCTATTCTATTCAATAGTGGTTTTATTGAATAGAATAGTTCCAATGCATCCCATCTAACTTTAGGCAAGGTAAAATTATTTAAGTAATATTCACATAATAGATGAAGGGTTGTGCCTCGGTTAGATGAATTTCTGGTTATTCTATTTGCTTCTGCTTCACCGACTCTGTTCCTCCATTCCTCTAACCAAGTTTTATCAGCAGTAGAGCTTAAAATAGTTGTTATAGAAGGATATTTACCCTTTGGAGTATCATAATGACGTTTATCATTGATGCTGACTCTAGGGTATTCAATTAATGGAGGAACAGAAGCGTGTGTAAACATAGAAATAGTATATAATAGAAATTACGTTTTGTCAACTACAATTTCAATTTTTCTTTTGCTTGTAAATAAGCTTTAGCAAAACCACTCCTTACACAATCTTCGATAGTAAATTCTACTACTCCAAAATATTCCTCACCCATTTCCCCTGCAATTTGTAATAATTCTGGCATACAGGAGGTTTCCCGTCTAGAATTAAAATCACACTGTTTAATATCACCTGCGAGAATAATTCTTGACCCATCACCTAATCTGGATAAAATAGTGTTCAGCTCTGAGTAAGAAAAGTTCTCAATTTCGTCCACAAAGATCAAAGAATTTGAGTAAGTCATACCCCGTAGGAATGAGGAGGATTCAAATTGGATATAATCCTTTTGTTTTAATATCTCATACGCATCATCCCTACCAAAAAGATCACTAACAATGGCTCGATACGGAGCTTCATATACTGCCATCTTTTCCTTTTCATTTCCTGGGAGGAACCCAATGTCCCTTGATGGAACAGCAGACCTAATAATAACGATTTTATTATAATATGAATTGTGTAATAGATCTTTTAACCCTAAAAATAGACTGAGATAGGATTTACCTGCACCAGCCGAGCCGTACAACACTAAATTTTTACCTTGATTATATAACTCAAAAGTTTTCTCTTGATTCTCCGTTTTTGGGTAAATTTTTTGCAGTTCAAAATTCAGAGTAGAAACTTTGTTGGTCGCCACTTTCTTTTTGTTCTTTTGAGCTTTTGGAGGCTTAATCATAAATTCCTTTTAGGTAGTTGAAAAGTAAAAAACCCCGCTGGTTACTAGAACCATAACGAGGTTTATAGGGGTTACTTGAGAATAAAAATCATGTTATTACATTAGTAATTGATACAAAAGTATTTATGTTATCACCATTCACGTGGAGTCTGAAATTTTGTAATTTCTTTAATACGATTGCCCGGAACAGAGTTAGCAATCCGGTCGATCACTCCCTTTTGAAAATCTGCTGGAGGCTTAGTTATTCCCAATCTAACAGGATCACCAAAAACCGGAGCAGTTCCGATAAAAACTTCTAGATCAGGGTTATCTTGTTTAAATTGATCTAGTTCAGAAATTTTCATGATTTTTTCAATAATTTCTTCGGTTTGTTTATTTTTAAATTGATATGTAGGCAAATTTATTACTCCAAAATTTTTAGGGTTCCCATAGGTCAACAGCAGGCTCTACTATAAGTGAATATCTACACTGAAATGAGAAGTTATCCTTAGTATGGGATTCATTATCACCCCATTTATGGGTTATCCATCCATCTTCTATAGAGTCAACTGTTACAATGCTACCAGATGAACCCATCCAAGAAGAACCGACCGTAACCATTTGAATAGGAAGAATGCATCTTACTAGTATATATTTACCATTTGTTTTGGCTAATTGCATATTATCCACCTTAATGCCCATAATTAAACCCAATCATATAAATATCATAGTCTAAACGCTCCTCCCAGTTCCACCTATGAACTAGAACATCATAAAACCCGCAACAACCTTTATCCTGTTGTTTACGATATCTACGTCGTTGACTAGATTTCCAAATTCGTGCAGCTCTAAAATTGCCACAACACGAATATGCTGGATACCAATCAGAACCCACCTTATTCGTGATTCTATTAAATTCTCTCCATATAAACTTAACTTCATCTGGTGTCATAGTTTGTTCCCAATGTTTAGGTTCATTCATAATAAATAATCTTTCTCTGTAAGTTTACGAAAACCTAAGTATACTATATAAGTATAAATTTGTCAAGTGATAACATATTTAGGTTGAAATCTACCAATCCAACCCCATATAATAGAATAAGATAAAACATAAATATTTACAAAATAGTGCTTGACTTTTCAGAGAAAGCATGATATAATGTAACATTACATATAGAATTAAGGTTAACGGGCCGATTGCAATACCGTTGGAAAATCCTTTCTGAAACATGAGAAGGTCATCCACTGAGTGTCTATACTCAACTTCCAATCACTATCCTTAACAGGACGCCTAAATCGCCTAGTACCACTAGACACGGTTTGATTGGTCGTAACGGTTAGAAAACACCCAATGAATGACTTATGTTCCAATGACACGCGGGAACTTAAAAATCGATGTAGGTATATGGTAAGGTTAGAGCCAAAAGTCATGGGTTAAATTTAAACACCTACTGTCACTTTAGACACCACCTCTATAGGTGTCACTTTGCCTTTTATCCAGCATCTATTAATACTAATTAAATAATATCTTATCCAATATAAAAAATAAGGTAGCTGCGAAGCAGCATCCATGAGCGAAGCGAATGGATTAACATTAATACTTCATCTAACATGAATAAAAGTAATATCTATGTTACATTAAACCCATAATAACACTCCTATCATGAATAGATACAATAATAAAACCTAAAGTGACCGCGAAGCGGTATCCCGAAGCGAAGCGTAGGGATCAACATGAATACAAACATCTATACTAGTTAATACCTCATCTATGTAATATTAATCATGAATAAATGTTATCCATTATGGTTTAACATGATAAAGTTTACATTAAGCCTGATTAATGCCTGTTGGATATAAATCTAACATGAATAGATACAATATTTAATCATGATAAAAGTATTCTTTAACTGCATCTATGTTTGATTAAAATTGCTCGTTGCACTCGCTGTTCGCTCCTTCGTCGCTCACACGAATCATGTTAAATATCTATTGACAAAATTAAATTTTTATGATAACATATATAATATAATCATTAAAGCGTTTAATTAAACACTAGATTATAATTTAATTGATCCATGATTAATAACTACATCATGTTCTCTAGAGCCATTAATGTTCATCTATGGTATAAGACTACATGATTTATTACTTGAACATGCTCGTTGCACTCGCTGTTCGCTTCGCTCACAACATTTATTTTTAAGATATGACAACAAAAAACGTTTATGAAATTTTAAATGAGTTTAGTCTAGTAACCACTAGATCAGAAAGAAAAGAGGTTTTGTCTAAGTACAACCTCCATTACTTTAAGGAAGTATTAAAGTACACTTTTAACCCTAATTATACTTTTTATGTAAAAGAGTTCCCTAAGAATTATATTAAACCAGATACTTTTCCAGGGATTAGATATGCTGGTATTGATTCAGAGATCAGACGAACATATTTATTTTTAAAAGGTGATCCAACTGCTGACTCTTTAACCCCAGAGAAACGTGATATTCTACTTCTACAGATGCTTGAATCATTTGAGCCAGATGAAGCAGTAGTATTTGTTAACATGATGAAGAAAGACCTGAAAGTAAAAGGTTTAACCTCGTCACTCGTCCAAGAAGTTTATCCCGAGCTATTTTAACACAATTTTTATTTTTACATGAGCAAACAAGATTTTACATTAGATAATCATAATCATAATCAAGATGAACAAGATTTTACACCAAAGAAAGATAAGAAACAAGTAAAACGATCCAATAGGATCAATTCCTTCTCTGATCTTGATTTTGATGATTCAATGTTTATGTCATCCAATATCAACCTTAAAAACATTATTAGCGGGTATTAAATCATGATTACTTTTTTAATTGTTTTATTAGGCGTCTATTTGATTTATTTGATGCTTCGTCCAACAAGGTCTTCTTATGGTAGAAGATCCAATTCTAGCTGGTATGATGGTTGGAGTGACTTTGGTGATGGAGATGATTAATTTTTAACAAGGAGAAAATATATGGATATTAAAAAAATGCGGGATTTGTATTCTCAAATTCCACCATCAGATAAACAACGTCAGATGGATAAGGTTTCACCCACTAATACAGATTTGGTAAATAAAACTGTAGATCATTTGGCACAACAACCACAATTCACCCCAAAGGTTAAATAACCCTTGACAAATTAAAGCCATTATGCTATAATTATAATGGCTTTTTTATTATTTGGAAATATTATGAAAATTTACGATATTGAAACAAAACTTAACCTGAATACACTTAGAAATGAAGCACATTTCAGAGTGGTTATTCCAACAGAAGTGTTAGTTGATACTAGAGCTCTAAGTGGTGAAGGAAACCTAGAAAAATACTTAGGTGAACTGTTGGTTATTGCGTTACAGCAACAGTTTGGTGAAAACTTCTTTAAGACATTATAATTATGCATTTACAAAATATTCCTGCTGGATACCAACTTCATATTCGCTCCTATGAGGGTGATCTTGATGCAAGCACAACAAACATTATTTCTGGGTTAACTGAGGAAGATGTTAAGTTTTATATTGATTTAGCAACACAGTTTCGTCCAAGTTGGTATTCTGGATCCCCAAGAGGTTTAGGTAACTCTGGTATCCTTGATCATGATTTGATTAAGGTTATTGAGGATACATTGGAAAGACACCCTAATATTTCAGAGAATGTGAATTCTAATTGGGCTATTATTTGGGATGATATATCTCACTGTAAAACTGATGATGAATTGGTGGGGTCTAGGGCGTATATTTACTATGATATTCTAGCTGATACTGTATTGGGTTATCCTGAGAATTATGTATATAAAGATGAACCGAATTTCTGTCGGGTGTTTAATGGGTTTGATGTATACTATATTGAAACTCCTATTATTGATGTACGGGATAGGTTTCCAGATTCTCCATCAAACTGGTAACTATGTTTTTAATTTATGGAAAGATTTTTCACCCAAGAAGAGAATAAAACGGAAGAAATTAACAAGAAGTCTATGAATAAGATAGAAAACACATATAAAGTTTTAGATGAAATATCACATATTAGAGCAAGAACCGGAATGTATGCAGGCTCAGTATCCCTCCAAACGTTTAATGAGTGGGTATTCAATGCTAATTCATCTAAAATGGAAAAGAGAGATATTCAGTACATCCCTGCGTTTATTAAAATATTTTCAGAAATATTAGATAATTCAATAGATGAAGGTAAACGTGCTCCTGAAACTTTAAATACCATTAAAGTTGATATTGGCCCTGATGGTTCCATTACGGTACAGGATAATGGTAGAGGTATTCCAGTTAAAATTCATCCTGATACTGGAACTTACATTGCCGAAACTGTATTCTCTAATTTGAGGGCGGGTTCTAACTTCAATGATGATGAAGATCAATCCTTGATTGGGACAAACGGTGTAGGTTCTACTCTAACAAATGTTCTATCTACTAGATTTAAAGTAGAATCCTGTGATGGTACAAAATTGTTTAAGCAGGAATATTATGATGGGATGAGAGAACGTTCTGAACCTAAAATAACTTCTAGCACAAAGAACGGTACAAAGATCACATTCACTCCAGATTATGAATTTTTTAAAATGTCTGGTATGGATACAGAACACTCGAATAAAATTTATAAAAAGGTTATAGATGCTGCGGCTAATAACTTAGGTATTAAATTTTATTTCGATGAGGAAAAGGTTGCAATCAAATCATTCGATGATTATATTTCACTCTACACTGATGATTTTGTTGTAGACACTAATGATTCATGGAATATTGGTATTGCATCATCTGATGGCTTTGAACAAATATCATTTATTAACTCTGTAGAAACATATCAGGGTGGAACACATGTTGATTATGTTACCTCACAGATTGTTAATAAACTGCGAGAGCATTTCAAGAAAAAGCATAAAGTAGATGTAAAACCATCTGATATTAAAAATCACCTTAAAGTTTTTATTTTTGGCACAGTCAATAGACCTAGATTTAGTTCTCAAACTAAAGAAAACATGATTAGTCCATCTTCTGAGTGGAAATCTAGTTGGGAAGTTAATGATAAATTTATCAAGAATATTCTTAAGACTGAAATTGTCCAATCTATTTTAGATTGGGTACAAGCTAAAGAAAAAGCTCAGTTGATGGCTGATTTGCGAAAGGCTAATAAACACTTAGATAAAACTGATCCAAAGAAAGTTGATAATTTTTATGATGCGTCTTCTAAGGATAGGTCTAAAGCAATTTTATTTATTACCGAAGGATTATCGGCAGCAACTGGAGTTTTATCTGGTAGAGACCCATCAACTATGGGGGTATTCCCGTTGAGAGGTAAGCCTATCAATGTTTATCCATTAACCATTAAGGAAGTTCTAGATAATAAAGAATTTAAGAATTTATTAACGGTGACTGGTCTTCAATTTGATACTCCAGTTACTAGTATTACAGATATTAGGTTTTCTAAAATTATATTATCCACCGACCAAGATAGGGACGGCTATTCAATCCGTGGTTTATTGTTAAACATGTTTTATAAATTTTGGCCTGAATTGCTTGATCTAGGGGTTATCTACATCCTCAATACCCCTATCGTCAAGATTAAATATAAAAAGGGTGTGTTAAGTTTTTATGACTTGGAATCTTTCGAGAATTGGAAGATTGAACATAAAAATGAAAAATATGAAAGCCGTTACTTTAAAGGGTTGGGTACAAGTTCTAGCGCAGAATGGAAAGAGTATTTAAGTAATCTAGATACTAATTTGGAGCTTGTTAAAACTGAATCCTCGTCTGATGGCGAGTTGTTTATGTTACAATTCTCGAAAGATTCCGGTTCTGCTGATAAACGTAAGGAATGGTTAAACATTCGAGGATAATATGAAAACTCTAACATTAAATAATTTTTTCGAAACTCAATATAAGGAGTATTCTAATTACGATAATGAAAGATCCATCCCTAATTTAATTGATGGGTTGAAAATTACACAGAGGAAAATTCTCAATACCTGTGTAATTAAGAATATCGTAAAAGAATACAAGGTTGCTCAGTTGGCATCCCTAACTGCATGTGAAATGGCATATCATCATGGTGAAGTTTCTGTAGGAGGAGTTGTTTGTACATTAGCTCAGACATTTGTTGGTTCTAATAATATAAATCTGCTTTCTCCTATAGGTCAATTTGGTTCTAGATTAAACCCTGTCCCTGCGGCACATAGATATATCTTTACACATTTATCACCTAACTTTAGGAAATATTTTAAGAAAGATGATGATATTATCCTAGAATACTTATATGATGATGACACTAAAATTGAACCTAACTATTTCATCCCAATTCTTCCAGGGATTTTGTTAAATAGCTCTGAGGGTATTGGTACAGGTTTTGCATCTAAAATTTTAGCTAGAAACCCTAAAGAAATTTCTGATTATATCAAAGCTAAATTAAGTGGTAAAAAGAAGAAAATTGCCTTGCTTCCATATTTCAATGGATTTAAAGGATCGGTTGAATTGGTTGGGGAAAACAAATATCAAATTTGTGGGGTTATTCAATCTATAAATTCTACTACAATTAAGATCACAGAGTTACCTGTTGGTATGTATCTTGATGATATTAAGAAGCAACTTAATAAGTTAGTTGAATCAGAGTTTATCAAGGACTATACCGATAACTCAACAGAAGATGGTTTTGATATTGATGTATATTTACCAAGAGCAACTATTTCTAGTTTATCTGAATTCGAACTGATGGAGAAGTTGAAACTAGTAACTACCATCACCGAAAATTTAACTTGTTGGTTAGATACTGGTAAATTACGTAAATTCAATAGTGCATCTGAGATCATTGATTATTTCATTGAATTTAGGTTGAATAAGTATTCTGAACGTATCACTAAATTATTAGAGGTATATGACATCGATATTTTCACTATGAAAGAGAAAATCCGTTTCATAAACTTCTATTTGGCAAATACCCAGAAATTCAAGAACGCTCGTAAATTGGAATTGCTTGAATTATTAGATGAAAATTCTTTTGACACTAGTTTATTGTCCATGCAGATGTGGAGCTTAACTGGTGATAAAATTTCTGAGATAACCGAACAGTTGCAGAATGCTATTAAAGAGCGTGATGAATTAGCCGCAACAACAAACATTCAAATTTATACTAAAGAATTGGAGAAACTATGATTACCTTAGCAGAACAAGAAAAGAAAGAATTGAGAGAAAGATTTATTGGTGGGTTTGTCATTAATGAAGAAAAACAAACTGATCAAATTGTACATACCCTATCAACTGGAAGAATTGTGAAAGGTGTGGTTGAAGGTGGGGTATTGGTTATCACCGAAGTACAGGACTATCTTTGTGGATGAGTTTGAATTTTATGACACCGGTAAAACTTTGTGTCCGGTTTGTATTGGAAATGTCAAATTTGTACGCGCAAGAAATACCAATACGTCTACCATAGTCCTTGTGTATACAGAATGTAGAAGTTGTAAAAAACTATGGGGAAGTAAACGTGATATGCGATTAATTTCTACGGGGAGATGATGATTACACTTACTATACGAAATGGTGATAGGGTAATAGAATTTGAAGCTCATGAAGAATCTATGCTTGATATGAAGTCTATGTTTGTGCTTGATGTTAAGGATGAACTCAAGGGTATTGTTTTAAAAGAAAATGGTATCCCACAAGATGAGTGGGGTGATTGGGAGCTTGAATTATGATTGATTTTGTATTACGTAATGGTGATGAAAGTATCAAATCTTCTATAGAGGAAGATGCTTATAGAGATTTAACTGAATTTCAGGATATTGATGTGGATAGACATATTAAAGAAGTTGTGTTATCATTTCATGCTATTCCAGAAGAAACTTGGAATGATTGGATTCTGGAGATACCGTGATTGATAAGATTTATATAACTTCTACCCCTATCGGTGGAAATTTGTTTTACGATATGTTTGTTGAATCTCAGAAAAATAAAATAAAGATTTTGGTTAGAGAAATGAGGAAATGTAATGGATATAGATAGTGTAGTAGTAAATGTTTTAAGTAAAACTGAAATAGATGAAAATAGTGTGGTGCATGTGACTGTTGATACCGGAAATTTTCCTGTATCCAAAGCAAATGGTTATTTAGAGAATATTCGAAAGGTTTTTGCTGATGAATTTCCAACATCATCAGTGATCGTTACTGGTAAAAATGTAACTATAGACGTATATCAGAAATAATATGGCTATCCTAATTGATTTATCGCAAGTGGCGATTTCAGGGTTACAAGCACAAATAGCTGCGAATAAGATCAATGTATTAAGTGAGGATTTATGTCGTCACTTAATCTTGAACTCGATTCGTGCTAGTGTTTTCAAACTAAAACGGGAATATGGGTCAGTTATTATTTGTTGTGACTCACGTAGGTATTGGCGGAAAGATGTTTTTCCTTTTTATAAATTTAAAAGAAAGAAACTTCGAGAACAATCAGATTTTGATTGGGAACTAGTTTTTAAGGTTTTAGGTGAACTTAAACAAGACATTAAAAACTATTTTCCATATAAACTATTGGAAATCGAAGGTGCTGAATGTGATGATATTATCGGAACATTGGCTCCACGGTTATCAGCTCATGAACCAGTTGTTATTGTTAGTACGGACGGGGACTTCCGACAATTACAGAAGTATCCTAATGTGAAACAATATAATCAGAAGTTAGGGGTTTTCATGAAGTCTGAGAATCCTGAACTGGAATTGAAAGAGAAAATACTTAAGGGCGATGGGGGCGACGGAATCTGTAACTGCTTATCTCCATCTAATAGTTTGGCGGAAGGCATTAGACAAAAATCTAT